GCACAAAATAGCTCGACATCTTCATTTACCGGAACGATGAACTACGGCGGTAACCAGTTCTTCCGGGACTTGGTTGCCGCCCAATCTTCTGGCAGCCATGGTACCGATCCCACCACAGGCTTTGGTTGGGTGCAGTTTTCTGACCCTAATAGCGTGCTGGTCGCGGCGCCGACGTCGAGCGCCAACAAGTGCCCTAACCCAGCGGCGAAGACCTACCAGGACTTCTGGTCAACCGTATCGGGAACCACCGTCACGCAGCCCGCCGAGACTGGATTCAGTCGTACCACGGGACTGCATATTGTCATGGGCACGGTTGCGTCGCCGACCGATCCGAACATCCAACCAGGAATAGCGCCTGCCTCTGCCGGGGAAACCTGGTCATCATACGTTGAGATCAAAGGATCACTCACCTCTCCTGACACCACAACGTGCTGGCTTAACTTCTTAGACGCTAGAGGCAACTTTCTTACGCCTAACCCGTCGCAGACTATTACGCCGACAAATACTGCGCAGACGGTTATTTTCAACGGATATACAGCTCCGACTAACGCAGCATCAGTCGGAATATCTGTTGAAGGCACCATGTCAACAGGTGACACGATGGACGTCACTTGTGTTCGATACGATATTGCCGCTTCCCTCTCGGCATACGCAGATGGCGACAGCACGGGATGGTCTTGGGATAATGCTCTAACTGACGGCGATTCACCGTCACGCCAAAACAACACACCTACCAGTATTGCAGGAGATACTTCAAGCGGGCAGCGTTTTAGCGGCCCTACTGGTGCTAACGCTATCGGTGTTGTCACTACAGGAGACACGCCAGCTGCGCACCGCGCGGCGGGGCCGTCCGGGCTCGGCCCTAATGTGGCGCCTGCCGGCGACTCCCCAGCCGCGCAGCGCAGCGCGGGGCCTGACGGTGGTCTAGCTCTAGGGGTATCCCTGACGGATAGCCCCTCAGCGGCTCGCCAGGCCGGCCCTGACGGACTCATGGCCATCGGGGTATCCCTGACGGACAGCCCCTCGGCGCAGCGCTTCTCTGGGCCCGATGGCGCGGCCGGCGTAGGTGTCACGTTCGGACCTGACACCCCAGGTGCCCAGCGCAGCGGCGGCCCCGATGGCACGGCTGCCATCGATCTCAGCAGCACGGCTCCGCCCTCGGGGCTGCGCAGTGCTGGGCCTAACGGATCCCTGGCCTTGGGCGTCACCACCACGGACACGCCCTCAGCGGGCCGGTACGCCGGCCCTGTGGGCTCCGTATTCGCTGATGTGGGCGGAAGCGTCAGCCTCACCGATACCCCCTCGGCGCGGCGTGTTGCAGGACCGGACGGCGCGCTGGTGCTGAGCATCGTGCTCGTAGGGGATTCACCCAGCGCCGCACGGTTTGCGGGCCCTGACGGCGTGTTGGCCATTGGTTTCGTACTTACTGACACCCCCTCGGCCGAGCGCGATGGCGGCCCAGACGGCGTGGTTATCGCGATTCTCAGTGACTCGCCGAGCGGGCTGCGCTTCTATGGGCCTGACGGAGCGATGGGGATAGATCTCCCCATTACGGCGGATACACCCTCGGCGCCCCGTTGCGCCGGCCCTGTCGGGCTTGTGGGTATCGGCATCGGGGCCGATGTCATTGCGGGCACGGCCGCCCCTTCAGGATCTCGCTATGGTGGCCCGCTGGGTGAAGTACTGCTGGCGATGTTGCCCAGCCGACCGCCTTATACCCCCTCGGCACCCACAGTGGCGCCCAGTTACACACTATGGGTGGCCGATACTTGTACTGGCCGGATGCTGTGGGAGCTGCCGGCGGAAACGCTCAGCTGGAATAACAAGCTCAATGATGTGGGCACGATAACAACATCACTCTCTGTTGAGAGCATCTGGGATGCCCTTTCTGACCAGGACGAGCGAGATCCTCGGATCATGCTTAGAGAGATCCTCAGCGGTCCTTGGCGATTCTCGTTGGTGCTGAAGTGGGGCAATAACGCAGTTTGGGCAGGGCCTTATCTCACGATGTCTCGGCCGACCCCTCAACATGTTGTCCTCAACGGTGCCGAGATAGCTAAGATTTTCTCTAAGCGCGCACTTATTAAACCAGGGGCTATCTCAGCAGTAGATCCGACTGCTGATACGTCGTTTGGTCCGGGCGCAACGAAATCACATGTGGCGGCAGCCTTGGTGAGTCAGGCGCTAACCGGCACAGGTAATAGTCTACCTATCACTGTCACAGATCCGGGCGGCTCAGGCACCGATGCCCGAGTTTACTACGGATATGACTTGGCATACTACTGGGATCAATTAGTGGCATTAATGGCCGAGGTAGACGGCCCAGAAATCCGGTTTGATCCGCAAATTACGCCAGGCTCTGACGGAGATTACGTGTCCTGGGTAATGCAGGTCGGCACCCCTTATCTTGGACGCGATGCAACAACGTGGGTGTTTGATTCGGATGTTACGTCAATTGTGGGCATGGATGCGGATAGTTCTTCCATGGCTATGGGAGTGTGGTCTTCAGGCACAGGCCAGTCTCGGGATAAACTCATCGCTCATTCAACAGACACAAGTCTGTTGAATCTTGGGTGGCCGATGCTGGAATCTGTAGATAACACGCATACATCAGAAATATGGTACCCGATCCTAGCGGCGCACAATGCCGGGGCACTTGATGCTTACAAGCAGCCTGTGGTGTCTTTTAACGTAATGGTGGCTGCTGATTCCGACCCCATGGCCGGCACGTACCGGGTAGGACAGGATTTCTCAGTAGACGTGCACGGTGACCCCATTATCCCAGATGGGTTCTATACCCGCCGTATCGCGGCTATCAACGGCACAGAGAAACCCTGGGTGACTATCACAGATGTTGGCCCTGTCCCGTTGGCGGCTATCGGTCCACTCACAACTTTAGGCGGTCCGTAGAATGCCAGTCACTCCTACGCCTACAGGTCTTTTGCAGACAATAGCCGCTATGCAGCGTCAACTCGCTGAAATAACCCGCAACGCTGGCCGACCTACCGACCAGATGCGAGACAATAATGATAATGTTGTGCACATGGTGCCGGGCACCTCTTATCCGGTTTTAGGTGCCCGGAATCAGGATGTGTCGGTTGTCCTCGCTAATGGTGCAGCAGCCATCGGTGACGGTCAGGGACGAGACCCTCGCCCTATCACAGCATCAACATTCTACGGACCGGTTCAGGGCGATACAACGGGAGTGCATCACGGGGATGTAGGTACGTCTACCGAGGCTCATCATCATTATGGCGACGTCACAGGTAATACTTTCGGATTTCACTATGGACCGGTAGGCGATGGCGTCACGCAATACCAAATTAACGCACTAAATGTGTTCTCAACAGGATTTTTCGGCAACGTCGGCACACCAGGCCAAAACTGGCAGCTGTGCGGCACGGTTATTGCTCCCTCGGAACGTCGGCTTAAAGAGGATTTTCGAGAATTCTCTGCTGGTGAGCTGGTAGACGCGGTGCCTTCTTACCGCTGGCGGTGGCGTCGTCGGCTCAAAGATGACGAACATGAGCATGCCGGCCCGATGATCGATGACTTGGCCAAGCACGCTCCTTGGTTAGTGCGGGGCTCCGACACGCGCGGGTATGCCGTACAAGATCTCCTCGGTGTCTTGTGGGCGGCTCTCCGAGAGGAAAGAGGCAAGACGGCCGAGTTAGAGCGTCGAGTTTCTCAGCTGGAGAAAATTGCCAATTAGGGGGCCGCCCCGTGGGGTTAAGCACTCTCCTTAATTTTTTCAGTAAGTACGGGCTAGCTGGGGTATTCATCGCGATACTGCTCTTTGCGGTGGGTGTGATGTACCTGCAGCTTATGCAGAATCTTAAAGATGCTAATGCCCGCGCGGATAGATTCGAGGCTGAGGTCAAGTCACTCAACGATGAGATACAAAAATACCTTGCACTTGGCATCGCTGCACGAACGGTCATGGGTGAGGCAGCTAACGAGATGAGAAAACTTCAATGACTATGCCGCCACAAGGAGAGTACAACGCAGGAATCCATGCTCAAGAGCAGACTATTGAGATATCGCTGCAGACTCGGCGGAAACTAGCTGAGTTGATGGATCAAATAGACGAAACTGTCGCAGCTCTGCGCCTTGAGGTGGAGCAGGCGAAAATCCGTAGGGGTGAGATATGACAGTGCCACAAGATCCGCATATTGCCCAGACTCCTGCCGCGATGAGTGATGTAGACAATGCTCTTGCTGCACGTATGGAGAGTCTGCGGAAAACGCTTGCCGAGTTGACACCTGAGGTCACTAAGCTGCAAAACGAGCAGAAGTCAACCTGGGCTTGGCTCAAAAGCGGGGCGGGGTTCATTGCCTTCGATATCATCATCACAGTAGCCGGAATCATTTACGGGTACAACTTGCACACAATCGAGCACCAGAATGATGCGCTTCTTAGCCAGTTGCAGGCTCAGCAGGCCCGGCTAGGAACGAGCATTCATGAGACGTGCAACCTCTACGGCACGTTCATCAATTTCTACAGTCCTGCCGCCGCTGCCAGATTCGCCAGTGGCCCAGCTCGGTACGACCAGCTCTATATCGTGCTGCAGCACAGCGCGGACAACTTGCAGTGCGGTATCAAGCACGTAGTTCCTGGGACGTGAGGCGGTCATGATTAAGAAGCTCATCAAATGGGTTGCCGAGTGGAAAATCATCAAGAAGCTGTTTGGGGGCTCTAAGGAGCAGTAATGATTATTTTCGGGGCTGATGTGCACCCGGTTTTTCAGGCAGGTTTGCCTATCGAGGCCCTCCCCTCGGTGGGCATAGAATTTTTAAGTGTCAAAGTATCTCAGGGCACTAGCTCGGTGTACCTAGATCAGGGTGCTCTGGGGTTTCTCCAACGAGGAGTGGCGGCCGGCATGCTGTGCGTCGGCTACCACTGGTTAGAGCCTGGCAACGAGGGTGCTCAGGCCTCCGTATTCGCTGCTGCACTTCAGCGAGCGGGTAACCTGCCCGGTGTGAGTGATGTAGAGGACATCACTCCGGCTCGTGTTCCTACTTTGAATATCAGCGGTATTCGGGCTTTCCACAATGCTTGTACGCAGCGAGGCGCGCGAGTGCCGTTCATGTACCTGCCTCATTGGTACTGGCAAGCCATTGGATCTCCTGATTTAACCGGGCTGCCCCAGCTTTGGGCATCGAGCTATCCGACCAACCGGACTGGTACCCCTCAGCAGCTCTACCCGCTGGTGGATGACGCGCGCTGGGCATCCTATGGCGGGCAGTCTGTTGGCCCCCTGCAGTTCGCCAGCAGTGGCATTCTGGCTGGCTATCAGCCTGTGGATGTCAACGCCTACCAAGGCAGTCGAGCACAGCTCGCTAAGGCCCTCGGCCTCCACACACGATATAAGGAGCGGCCTGAGATGATCAAGTTACCGAGCACGTCAACTCCTGCTGACCCGAAAACATCGCCACTAGCCTGGCCACAACGGAACTTCGATGTTCCATGGAATGTGGTAGGCGGCTGGGAAGGCGACGCGGCCTTCAGCTTCGGTGTTCAGGACTGGAATAGTGGCCGCTCAGATGCAGTACGTGGGCTCCTACTGCTGGCCAGCTGGATGATGCCGGGCGGCAAACTTATTCCAGTAGATCCTATTTTCACTGTTTCCGGCGGAGGCCAGGCACTCACCGCGCACACCCTCACCAAGGAGTACCCGGCGCCGGCTGGCTGCGTCGGAGTCACGCTGAATTACGCGGCTCCGAATGAGGCCTATGTCGCTATCGGGCGTTCAGGCTAGGCCGGCGTGCGGCTCCCTCGGCTGCTGCACAACGTGCTGCTCACGGGGCACATCATCGCAGCGGCCGGCTGGTTTGCGTTGGTAGCGGTGCAGCTCGTGGCGCCGAGGGACGATGTCAGGATCTACCTGGTCCCCTCGGCCGCTACAGCGTTGGCTACTGGGCTTGTGCTCGCTCTGGCCAGTCAGATAGGTCTAGGCCGGCACTGGTGGGTGCTGGCCAAGCTCCTGGGCTCTGCGCTCGTGGGCGGTCTTGGCGTGGCCTCGCTGGCGGGATACCAGATCCCAGATGCCGCCTATGGCGGGCTGCTGGGCCTCTGGGCCCTCGTGTGGCTCTCCGTCGCGCGGCCCTGGGGCAAGACCCCTTATGGACGGGAGATGGCGCGTCGTGGCCGGCATGGAAGGTAGGGGTCCGGGGCGAGGATGATCAAAGAAGCAGCCAACCAGCCACGAGAAGTCTCACCTTCTCTGCTGCCCTCACCCCGGCTCTTAGGGACTACCCCTCCCGTATCTCTGGCTGTTGAGCCCTACCTGCTGTGTATTCTAGCCGATCTCTACTCCGCCTTCTGGGTTCTGCACACACTTACCTCCTTCTCTCGTCGGAAGTTTTAATGCAGGCAAGGCGCTCTTGCGGATCTGAGTGCGAACGCCATGTACCGCCGCACTCAGACTGATCATGATCACTTGGTGCGTCTGCATATGCATCAAGATCTTCTTGATCAGTTTTCCCAAATAACCCTCCGAACATTTTATACCGCCTCCTTTCTAGGAAATATTTTTGTTTACTGCCATTTCTCGTTTTTCGATTCGGTCGCACGTAGCGCACATTCGCACTTTATCCGCGCCGAGGTTGCATGGCCACCAATCTCCCATATTGTCATGAAGGCACCAGTGTCCGTGCGTCATCAGATAACGCAGGGCCCGCATCATATTCTCAATTGCTAATCTGACTGTCATTTAGGGTTCTTCTCTCCTGGTGGTCGTAATTGGTTACTTACCTCGGATAAAATGTGCCGCGCGGTCTGCCGTCCCTCGGCAGTGAGTTGGTAGTACGAGCGAACGGGGCGCCCGGCTGTGGCCGGATCGATAGCTTCTCGCTCACAAACTACCCAACCGTTTTCTTCGAGCCTTCGCAACAAGGGGTAGAGAACCCCAGTGTGTTGACCGACAGTTCGCATTAACTCAAATCCGTACCGTGGCGCACAGTCGTTGTCCAGCAGAGCCCGCAGCACTTTGAGGGTCTGCAGGCTCAGCCGGGCATCTTTGTCGATCATGAGGCTAGCTGCTTCAACGCACGGCGCTCAGCCTCGGTCGTGCCTCCGGCGATCCCGGATGTGAGACCCGTGCTGCAGGCCCAGCTCAGGCACTCGGCCTTCACAGGGCACCGCCGGCAGATAGCTTTAGCCCGCTGCAGCTGTCCTGCCTCGGCCGCAGTGAACACGTCGCCTAGCGGGAAGAAGATCTCAGGGTCTGCGTCACGGCACGCGGCGCGGTGCCGCCAATCCTTCGTTACCATCGTGTTCACCTTCTTTCGGGCTCGACATATTGGACAGTTCTTGGCTTTCCCTCGCTGCTTGAAGGCCCGTTCTCGGTAGCGATCACCCTCCCAGGTTCGAGCGAGCCTCCATGTGATGCCCTTGGCTGCCACCACTTCCAGCAGTCTGGCCCCTCGACCCTTCGCATGCTCCGATAATCTTTCCTCTAAATTCGAGGTCCAGCCGAGGTAATGTTTGGCGTGCTTATATGGCCTGCTGAAATGCAGCAGATAGATAGTGCCGAGGATGTTTTTAGGCATTAGTTTAGGCGAGCTTGCGCATCCGCAATAGACTGCCAGTACGCAGCGAGTTGCAAACGATGCACGCGTGTCCATTCATCTGGTGCGCTTTGAATAGCGGC